GTCTATGAATATTAGAACCTACAGATCCAATCAAGACAGAGCTGTATTCAGATTCACTAACATTATGGTAGTGATAAATACTACCGTTATTAAATTGAACTTCTAAGATTCCGTCTTGCCAACCAACACTACGAACATTAGTAGACGCAACATATTCTCTTTGCATGTTTTTCCTCCTTTCTATTGGAATTTTGACTAAAACAGTGAGAGGTCCTAGTCAAATTTATTATAGCAAGTTAGGAGAAAATTTCATCAGTCTTGAGACTGATATAGGAGGTTGAATGGAAGATAAAATCATCGAACTTGCTGATTACTTCATCAGCGAATCTACAACGTATAGAGAAGCTAAGATAGCGTGTGAAAAGCTATTGAAACAAGTCAGCCATGAGATAGAACTCAGGGCGATGGAAAGTAAGACAGTCTAGAAGACAAGAAAAAGCACCTGACGTCAATCAGGCGCTTAGAAAAATTAACTAATCAAATTATAACACATTAGGAGGCTGTTGTGAACCTACTTAGTGAAGAATGTGAAAATGGTATCCGATTAGATGTAAGAACTCAATTCAAGGAATCATTTCAAGAGTTACTTGACCATGAGACGCTGGAGAAACGTTGGCTATCAATAGAGAGTGCTGCTAACTACTCAGATTGTAGCACAAACACTATCAGGAAATGGTTAAGAATGGGGTTGAATCTTTACAAGATAGACGGAACCAAGAGAATTGACAGAAAAGAATTGGATGAGTTCATCCAAGCGTATTTAGTAATTTAAAACAGGAGAGAAACAAATGTTTGAACCACCAGTATTAAGCCAGCTATTAGGAACTGGCGCAGTGATTTTAGGATTTATCAGCGCAGGCATCTTAGCTACTCAAATGGATAAGCAGGAACAAGAGAAGAAGCGTAAGCAAGAAGAGGAAGATACACGAGCGGTCAATGAATTTAACAAGATTGTTGAAATCGGACGTAAAATCGAACGTCAAGAAATCCGCAAGAACATTCGCAGAGAATTTCAAGGATTTACGTTTGACAATGAGCGACCTGTAGGCTTACGACCTGAACCATTGGCTTTGCCAGAGCCACGAAGAGTACGCTATGCAAAGTATTTGGGATAGAGCAAAGGAGACGCTAATGACCAGAATTGAACTTGAAAACCGTGTATGGCTTTTGGCCAATCATGAAGAAAAAAACGAATTGCTGGATCTTGTGAAACGAGTTCTGGAACTTGGAAAGGTGTATGCGCATGTTTGATTATGACAGAGACATAATGCAACCGCATGAAGAACGAGAAGAACTTGACCCAAGCCAGTACATCTATGTTGGATGTGGTCAGTATCGATATGTGGGTGATGAGATATGATTCAGGAACTACACGCAGAAATCGACAACTGGCGAGCTGAGTATATTCATCTTGGTCAAGAACTAGGTCAGATTATCAACAACCAACAGGATATTATTTTAAAATTGCAAAACGAAAATAGACGCTTAAAACGTGAAAATTGGAATCTGAAGAAGACGAAAGGAAGAAGAAAATGAGTTACGAACAAATATCAGAATCAACATATTTTCAAAATGTAGAACACTGGAACCGTTTCGCTAGAGAAGTTAGAGAACTTGGTGGCCTAGGCATCTGCGACGACGAAACAGGCGAAGAGCTTTACACAATTTAAGGAGAAGAAAATGACGTATATACCTTCAAATAAAGGACAAAGTTATATCAGAGTTGAGATATCGCCGAAACAGAAAGAATTTATCGAACTTTTGGCTGAATTGGAAGGTTCTACTTCAAAAGATTTATTGACCAGATTAGTTGAGAGATTTATCGATAATAATTTAGGACTTATCGATGATTATAGAAACGATTTAGACGACCTGAAGCAAAATGCTAGACGTAGATTGACAATGAAGATTTAAGGAGAAAATAAAATGACAAACGAACTAACACAAAAACAAATTACATCACCAGTTGCAGCACGCATTGGAGAAATGCAAAACGAGGGGCTAATGATTGCACAGAATTATAGCGTTAGCAATGCACTCAGTTCAGCATATTACGCTCTAAAAAATTCCAGTAGTGGGAATTTGCTCCAGCAATGCACTCAAGATAGTATCTACAATGCACTCCTTGACATGGTAACTCAAGGGCTTAGTCCAGCTAAAACACAGTGTTATTTCATACCTTATGGCAACACTGTCAAGTTGACTAGATCATATTTTGGCACTATGAAAGTTGTTAAGCAATTACCAGAAGTGAAAGATATTTATGCAGAAGTTATCTATGAGGGTGACAAATTCCAAATTAAGAACGAAAACGGTCGGAAAGTTTTTGTTAGCCATGAAACGGATTGGGTTAATGCAGACAATCCAATCGCAGGAGCTTATTGCATTATCGAAAAAGAGGATGGGGAGAAAATCCTGACTGTTATGACCAAAAAAGAAATTGACAAGTCTTGGGCGCAAGCTAAAACTAAGAATGTTCAGAATAACTTCCCTCAAGAAATGGCTAAGCGTACAGTTATCAATCGTGCAGCTAAACAGTTCTTTAATACCAGTGATGATAATGATTTATTTATTGATGCTGTGAACCGTACTACAGAAAATGAGTATGATAACGAGCGACAAGTGAAAGAAGCTGAACCAGTGAGGGATGAAGTTGAAACATTAGACGACATCTTAAAAGCTCTTAGCACGCCCACAGAGAGCGAGAACGTTGTAGATGGAGAATTTACCGAAGAAACCAAAACACCCCCAAAAACGGCTGAAAAAACGGCAATTCCTGACGAGTTAGCTTCTACCGAATACCCAGCAGACGAAATTCCAGATTTTGACGAAGAAACGGGCGAAGTTTTGGAAGAAATTAGCTTCTTTGAGGGAAATACGACCAACATTAAGGAGTAGACCATGGAAGAGCTGACGCAAGAGAATTATTACGACGATACTAGTTATTTAACCAATTCACGTTTTAAACGGTATCAGCAATGCCAAGCTAAGGCATTTGCCCTTGATAGTGGGCGATGGACCGAGGAGAGGGACGAGACCCCTCTCCTACTCGGAAATTATGTTCATAGTTTCTTTGAAAGCCCAGAAGCACATCAGCAGTTTTTGGATGAAAATGGAGATAAAATCCTAGCTAAGACTGGGAAAAACAAAGGAAATCTAAAATCTGACTTTGTGATTGGTGATAAGATGATCACAAGCCTAAAGGACGACGACGGATTTAATCATTTGTATCACGGTTATCCGTCAGATGAAGTTCAAAAAGAGTTGATTGTATATGGCGAAATCGAAGGCGTACCAGTCAAAGGAAAGCTGGACAGTGTGAATCTAAGCCGTGGCTATTTCGTGGATTTAAAAACCATGAAGTCCATCTATGCAGAAGAATGGAGCGCAGAGCTTAAAAAGAAAGTCCCTGCAGCAGTTAATAATATCCTTGGATTTGGTTATCATGGACAACTTGGTCTATATCGTGAATTGCTGAAACAAATGACAAGTAAGGATTTTAGACCATACATTGTAGCTGTCAGCAAAGAGAATGTTCCTGATAAAGATATTTTAAAAATTGACGATGAATGGCTTGAGGAGGGACTGGAAAAAATCAAGTCTGAAATTGTTGAAGTTTGGGATGTTATCCAAGGTCGGAAAGAACCTAAAAAATGTGGTCGTTGCGATTATTGCAGAAATCAGAAAAAACTGAATGCAGTAGTTAGTTTGAATGACTTGATTGAAATATAAGAAAAAACAACAAGCCGTGCATTCTTGTAAAACTGCGAACTAGAAAGCGTCAGAAAACGGTCATGTGACCTTGGACGAGCGACTGCCCGTATTTAGCCAATTATCACAAAGGCAGTCGCATTTTTTTAGAAAGTAACAGAATGAAATTTTTAGATTTATTCGCAGGCATCGGTGGCTTTCGTCTAGGAATGGAAAGCGCAGGGCACGAATGTATTGGTTTCTGCGAAATCGACAAATTTGCTAGAGAAAGCTATAAAGCGATACACAATACTAAGGGAGAAATAGAATTACATGACATCACAGCAGTTTCAGACGAGTTTGTTAGAGGAATCGGAAGTGTGGACATTATCTGTGGAGGATTTCCATGCCAAGCTTTCTCAATTGCAGGAAACAGACGAGGATTTGAAGATACTAGAGGAACTTTGTTCTTTGAGATTGCAAGGTTCGCATCTATTCTCAGGCCTGAATATCTATTCCTTGAGAATGTCAAGGGACTCCTCAACCATGACAAGGGAGATACCTTCGAGATCATCCTCTCAACGTTGGATGAGTTGGGGTACAACGTGGAATGGCAAGTGTTTAACAGCAAGAATTTTGGAGTCCCCCAAAATCGGGAGCGTGTGTTCATTATCGGACATCTTAGAGGAGAACGTACCAGAAGAATTTTTCCTCTCAGCGGAAAAAATCAGTCAACTAGTAACCAATCAGTCATGAAAATTGGGAACATAAACCCATCTGGCAACGGAATGAATGGGGAAGTCTATCAAGCTGATGGTCTAGCTCCCACGCTAACAACAAACAAGGGAGAGGGGCAAAAGATAGCTATAAAAAGTAATACTATAAAACAATTTGGGGTATTACAACCCAATTTTAATCAATGTGGGGTAGTTTACGAAACAGACGGCATTGCACCAACTATCAGAGCATATCAAGGCAGAGGACTTGAACCTAAAATCATTCAGCGTGGTCATGGCTATAATCAAGGAGGAGTGCATGAAATAGCTCCAACCTTGACTAGCCATAGCTATCACGAAAATAATGTTTTGAAAATAACAGAAGCAACCAAGCAAGGCTATGCTGAAGCTGAAGTCGGAGACAGCGTAAACCTATCTCATCCAAACTCTAAAACTCGTAGAGGTAGAGTTGGTAAGCAGATAGCAAACACTTTATTGACCGGAGAAAGTCAAGGGGTGGTCGAACCTAATTTTAGAATTAGAAAACTAACACCTCGAGAGTGTTGGAGATTGCAAGGATTCCCAGATTGGGCTTTTGACAAGGCACAAGAGGTCAACTCTAACAGTCAATTATACAAGCAAGCAGGAAATAGCGTGACAGTTAATGTTATCGCTGCAATAGCAAAAGAATTGAGATAAAAGGAAGTAAAAAATGCTAAATAAAATCGACATACCAGGAACAAGTATCACACTAGAAATCGTAGATAAGAACATCACGATTACAAACAAGATTGAGTATGATATGCAGCTGCATTTCAGAAATGCGGACGCAGACACTTCTCTTGATACAAGTGGCGACGTGTTCGAGCCTCTTTATTGGTTAGATATCAGAGTAACACCGAAAACGCCGACAGAGTATCATACAAGCCTTGGAGTCAAGAGAGAAAAACGTCACTTGGCCGAGCTTCAGAAGTTCTTTGAGTTCATCGAAAACAACAAGAGAAATCTTTTTGACCTCTGTGGAATCAAGGGAGAACTGCAATGAAATCTCTGACATTATCGTTAGACATTTCAACTACTGCGACAGGCTGGGCCGTATTTCACGGCTCTGACCTTGTCCGTAGTGGTGTCTTAAAGCATAAAAGCAAATCGTTCTTTGAACGTGGGCGGTTCATGGCTAGTGAATTGCGAGCGATTCAATCGAGAGCGCTCCAGAAGTACGACTGCCATTTTGAATCGATTGTGGTCGAGAAGAACTCAGTCATGGGACCAAATCAGCAGTCCATGATTAGTATTGGAATTGTGACAGGTATCATTCTTGGCCGACTGATTGCTGACAATGTGTACTTCGTGAACGTGTCGACTTGGCGCAAACATTGGAAGTTCAGCTACAAAGACCGTAGCAAAAAATCGATGAAGCTGCAGGCCGTTGCTAAGG